CACGTCACGAACCTGAATCCCGGTCAAGTTCGCCAGCTTGACACGGATGGTGTCGCCAGCGGAGCCGGACCAGCCCGCAGCAGTAAGGTCAGTGCCGACGGCGCCGGCAGAACCGGAAGTGTCGGTGAACGGACCAGCCGAGTTGGCCTGTGCTGTCAGGTATTCGTGGGTGATGTTGCGTTGTTCGACCCAGCCGAAGTCCTCGGCTTTGTCGACTTCTTCAGTATCCATCAGCGACAGCAGGCCGGTGAGAGGCGCCGCACCGTTAGGATACTGATAGAACACGCGTCGGCGAGCAGAGAGCGAATACTCACTCTTGAACTGCTCGGTGGTCATAAGACCGAATAGTGAACTCATCAGTTTTTAGTAGTTTTGGTTTGTTTTGGTTTGGCGACTTAGTCCCAGATGTCGTTGTAAGCGGCTTTCTTTTGACCACCGTTGTTTTGACGTCCGGCACCACCGGCAGACCCGCGAGACCCTCCACTCAGAGAGGCCATGCGAGGCATGCCGCCAGTCGGCTGTTTTTGTTGTCTTTGCGGACGACGAGCCAGCGAAAACTGCGGGTTGGCAGTCTTCACCAGCGCCTCGACCTGACCCGCGACGACTCGCAGAGCCTCTTCCCCGTTGGCAGGCCGGAAGCCTTGAGCCTTGAGGAATTGGATCGTTTGAGCGATCACAGGGTCGTATCCTTTCAGTGCCGGATACGCTTTCGTGATGTCCTTCGTGAAGTTGGACATTTCACGTTCACGCACCAGTTCCAACGCGGGCGCATATTGCTTGGAAAGTTGATCGAGCATGATCTGGTTGGAATAGCCAGACACGGTAGTGAGGTGAGTCACGATGCCGTTCACGATCTCGTTGATGGCGGCGACTTGGTCCGCCGGGTCTTCGGAGTTGAGCAGGCGCTGCACGTGCTTCTCGTTCGCACGAAACACCTTGAGGCGCTCCTCCATTTCTTCTTTGGTGAGCTGGACCGGGGCTTGCTGTTGGGCAGGCGCGGGCTGGTGCTGTGGTGCGAACGACTGCTGCATTTTCAGCACGGCCGACAGCGGGATCATCTGATCCTCGGGCTCGTCGTCGCCGTCTTCGTAGACCTCCTCCTCGATCGGGTCTTCGTCGTCGAACACATCATCGGCGTCGTCAGCTTCATCGACCGAGGTGGGGCCAAAGCGTTCGTCGTCGAACCGATTGCGAATTGGAGTAAATCCAAAGTTGTTAAACAGTTTCATCTTTTTGTCTTAGTAGAGTTTGGGTTGTCTTCTCGAATTCCGTAAACCAGTTCTTGGTGTCTCGAATCTGAGAAAGTTCACCGATCGCTTGTTCACGAAGTATAAAGTCTTTGATGGAGGCACAGGTCAATCCAGTAACAACATCAACAAAGCCGGCTTCTGCAAGTTCATTATCCTTGCGGAAGAGCCGGTAGGCCAGGGTTTGTTGGAAGTCCCGGCACTGCTGCAGGGCCAGCTTGAGGTCCTCCGAGGTCAGACCCTGGTATAACGGGTCCTCCTCCGATTGTGGGGTTTGCATACTTGAATCTGTCGAGGTCCGTGATGCCACGCAGCGTAAGGATCTCCTCGATCAACGCACCGACATTCAGCGGCAGCGTCTGCATCACGATTGGGTTTGAGGTAATAGCGGAAACAAGCTCTTGCAGCGATTGAGCAATGAAGCCCTTTTCGCTTTGGAGAGTAGAATCGAAAGTAAAAAGGTCGTTGCACCCAACTAGCGCAAGCGGGTCTTCTGGGTGGAAGATGGGGTATTTATCCGCATGGTTCTGACCAACAGCCTTCACGAAAGACTCTTCGTCGATCCCTTGTCTCAGATTCGACAGCATCTTGTTCCCCATCGGGGCGAGCATGTCAGACCAGATCATAGTGGCGACCATCTTCATACGGCTCGCTGCACCAGCGTTGACCGCACGGGCTTCGGTTGCACTACGACGCCCACCACTAAACTGCCCCATGGCGTTCTCATTCACACCAGTCACTGCCATCATTAGCCGCATGACGGTGTCGACGTCATCGAGATGCCGGACAGTAGTGTCAACAAACCCGAGCTGCTTGATAAACTTATCCACACCCAGCCGCGGACTGCCCTTCTTCATCAAGATCCAAGGAGAACGAGATTCAACGCTCGCCATGTCCACATGCACCGGGTCGATGACAAGATTGTTGTCAAGTGACTTGCGGACGGACATGAGTCGTGAGTTAAAGAAAAACGAAACGACATCTTGCAACGCCGAGATCGTATCTGACAGACAGTCACCAACCAGCTGATGCTGATCCGGTGCAAACTGTCCAACGTCATACCCAAACTCTCCATGCAGATACCCCATAGGCTCAGCACGAATGATTCGTTCGTCGTTCGCGACTTCCACCACGTAAAGAATAGGATGTTCCACATCGGACAAGCCATACTTCTTCGGAACAATCTCCAGCTGGCACTCAGTGAGAATAACCATATGAGAGTCTTCGTCAGGGTTGTTCTTTCCCACATACCTCTCAACGCCTTCCAGGTAAGTCTTGCCACGACCTTCGAAGGCTTTCTTGTCCATCGGCTTGACTTTGTCAATACCGAAGACTTCTCCAGCCTTTTCCCTCTTCTTCAGCGCACCGATGTGGCACTCACTTTCATCAGCAGCAAACTCACCTTTCCGCCACTCACTCACCGGATAGTTCGGGTCGGGGAAGAAGTTGTAAGGCGAGACAGCTTGGATCAGATTCCCGTGATACGAAGTCGCCTCGACCCATTCAGTCGTCGGTGCAGCCTCGGGCAGGTCAAAGCCACCATCGGTTAGCACCGGCACAGCAGGTTTGGTCACTTGCACCCACTGAGTCTTCTTGTGCCAAGACGTTTTCTTGATGCCGATGTTGAATCGAGAAATGTCCAGCAGCACTTGAAACAACTGCGAATCAAAGTAGTTCCACCGAAGGTCTCTTTCCAACAGCCTTTCTCCCACATCCTTGAGATTGCCGTCCTCAGCACCCGACGACAGCATCTCAAACAGCCGGCCGTTTTGTTTGAACAGCAAGAAGCAGAACGACGCGAAGGTATTGACCTGCGCGAACGCCATCGGCACCACCAGCTTCTCAGGCTCATCGTTCTCCGCAGCCTTCAGGTCATCTTCGTCAGGCGTCCGAATCCCGCGATACACATCGTTGTGCTTGTCCCAGGTCGAGTACTTCTTACTCATCACTGAGCGCGACCGGTTCACCATCCCAACGACCTTGTCCTTCAAGCGCACGAGATCGTCGTCTTGAGTTTCTGCCTCAAGCCGTGTCTTTAAATCTTTGTTTGACGATTTCATTTATTGAATCGGTCAGCCGGGGTAGCGCTGGGAGAAATTATGACGCTTGCGAGGAATAGAGCGAAGAGCGTCTTTGGCGTTGAGACGGACAAGACGAGAGGTGTCAGGTCCGTGCCAAGATTGTGCGGTGACTTCGAGAGGTTTGAAGTTTGACTTGTGTGCCTCGGGGGAGACGTAGGTCAAGTCGGTAAGAACGCCTCGGTAGAGACACTCCATTATGTGATCGTCCTTGTCAATGGGACGTTCCTTTTTAGGGTCCCAGATGTAGCGGTCGATCTCGAAGAGGAAACGTCCGATGGATTCGTGGACGAAAATGGACGGATTGTG